ACGTTGATCCCTGATGCCTCACCTTAGCACCGGGGGCCCAATCAAACATATTGGGACACAACATGCCCCGCTACGAATGGCTGCAACCGGACGAACGCACCAAGCGACGCTCGATTGCGGACGCCATCGACCTTCTGCCCTCCGACGGCGCCTGGAGGGGAGAAATCCGGGTCAGCGGCTTGCAACTCCCGTCACAAGACGTTGTCGGCCTGATCGCTGTCTTTGCCGAGCACGCTGCGGCGGACACAACTTCCATCGTCACGCTGCCGAGCGCCAAGCAATTTCGCGCCCGACCCGAAGGCAGCCAAGAACTCGAAACATTCGACATCTTTCGTCTTGACGGAGCGACCCTCGATGGGCGCGGTACTGTCGAGCTTGTCGATGGCACGCGGCTTCGCGCGGTCGAGGTCGTCCCCGCCCTGCTGCCCTATAACGTGACCCGCCGCGACTGGCTTATTCTGCATCACACCATCGCGCGGATGAAGGCTGAGCAGGAGTGCTACACCTATCCCATCCGCTTTGCCGACCGCCGCGTTGCGCTCGATTGCAGCACCCTGCGAAACCTCAGCGGAAGAATTCCTCTGCTAAAGCAGATCCAAGGTGATATTGCGGACCAAGAACCTGCGCTTAAGGATCTCTCCCAGCAAAAGATAGCCGACACACTCTGCAAGTTCGGCATCCGGATACCCAGACCGCGTCAAGCACAACGCCGAGGATCGACCGCAACAGGTTGAGGTGTTTTCTTGCCACAATTGGGCATGGATCGCGCTTGATGCGCGAGGTGTGAAAATGCTGAATATGACGAGCTTCATTCAACAAAATGGAGCTCCCCATGACCCTGGATCGCGCCACGATGGAGGCCGTCCACAAACTCCGGCCTGCCAAGAGCAAGACTCACCCCTCCAAACAAGCATCAACCGCCTCGACTGACGCTCGCCCACTACCCAATCAGCTTAATCGGGGTGAAATACGGCTGCTGCCACTCCCGTCCCTCAAGTGCGCGAAAAAGAACGCGCGAACGCACTCCAAGAAGCAGATCAAACAAATCGCAAACTCGATCCTGCGCTATGGGTGGACGTATCCCATCCTGGCCGACGAGGATCGGCGCATCATCGCGGGGCACGCCCGCTGGGAGGCGGCCAAGCAGCTTTCCCTCAAGGACGTCCCCGTTCTGGTGCTGCGCGGCCTGAGCGACGCCGAAAAGCGCGCGCTGGCGCTCGCCGACAACAAGATTCCGGCGAACGCAGGCTGGGATCGCAAGCTGCTCGCCGAAGAACTCGGTGAACTCGCGTCCCTGCTGCCCGATTGCAATCTCACCCTCTACATCACCGGGTTTGCACCGGCCGAAATCGACGGCCTGATGACCGATTTCAGCGATTTGGACCGGGATTCGGCGGACGTCCCCTGCGTTATGGCCGAGCAGCCCGTCAGCCGCAGAGGCGAGCTGTGGCAGCTCGGCCAGCATCGCGTGCTGTGTGGCGATGCCTGCGATCAGAGCGATTGGTCAGCACTGATGGGATCCGATCGGGCCAGCATGCTGATCGCGGATGCGCCGTACAATGTGCAAATTTCCAAGACGCTCGGGCGCGGCAAGATCAAGCACCGCGAGTTTGCGGTTGCCTCCGGCGAAATGTCACCGGCCGAATTTACCGATTTTCTCACGCGGTGGATGCGCCTGGCCGGCCAATTCTCGAGCGACGGATCCATGCATTACATCTTCATGGATTGGCGACATCTCGGCGAGATGCACCATGCCGGGCAAGCCGTCTTCGGCCCGCTGCAAAATCTGGTGGTCTGGAGCAAGACCAACGCCGGCCAAGGCAGCTTCTACCGCTCCCAGCATGAGCTGATCTTCCTCTACAAGAACGGCGATGCGCCGCATCTCAACAACGTTGAGCTTGGCCGCCATGGCCGCAACCGCTCCAACCTCTGGACTTATGCCGGCGTCAATGCTTTCCGAAGGGATCGTCTCGTCGACCTTACCGTTCATCCCACGGTCAAACCGGTCGCCTTGATCGCGGACGCGATCAAGGACTGCACGCGCCGCGGCGATCTCGTCCTTGATCCCTTCCTGGGGTCCGGCACCACCCTGCTGGCGGCCGAGCGCGTCGGCCGCAAGGCCTATGGGCTGGAGATCGATCCGCGGTACGTCGACGCCGCGATCCGCCGCTGGCAGGACGTCACCGAACGCGACGCGATTCTTGCCGCCACAGGTCAGACATTCGACGAGGTCACCGCTGAGCGTTCCAGATCGGAGAGCGGCACATGAGCCTGCGCAAGCGATCAGGTCCGCGCCGCGCCGGCCCGGACGGAAGAAATCGTGGCGACGTTGGTTACGGCCGTCCGCCCCGCGAGCACCAGTTCAAGCCGGGGCAATCCGGTAACAAGAAGGGCCGACCAAAGGGATCCAAGAACGAGTCGACCATCATCAACAAGCTTCTGAACCGAACAATCGACATCCGTGAAAACGGACGACTGCGCAAGATCACCGTGCTCGAGGGCATCCTGACCAGATTTGCGGACGACGCGCTGAAGGGCAAGGACAAATCGGCCGCCTTCCTTCTCAACCGCCAACAGTTGCTCGAAACATCATCCGAGCAGCCCGCCAGCGACGTCCTCGATATGGACGATCGCAAGGTCTTGGAATTTTACGCCCAACAGCTTTACGCGCAATTCAAGAAACAAGGAGACTCCGAATGACTACCCACGATATTGCATTGTTCAGCGCAATTTTGCGCGCTGACTTCATCAGTTTTGTCTACCGCTGCTTTCTCCACCTCAACCCCGGTGCTCAATTCCTGCCCAATTGGCACATCCATGCAATTGCCTATCAGCTCGAGCGCGTCCGCCGCGGCGAGCTGACACGTCTGATTATCAACATGCCCCCGCGCTACCTCAAATCGATCACGGTTTCTGTGGCCTTTTCAGCCTTTCTGCTTGGGCTCTCGCCGGGCCGCCGCATCATTTCCATCAGCTACGACGATGAGCTCTCGGCCAAACATGCCAGCGACTTCCGATCCATCGTGCATGCCGAGTGGTACCGGCGCACGTTTCCGGACATGCGCATCGCACGCAGCACCGAATCCGAGCTGATCACGACCCGACGCGGGTCGCGCAGGACGACATCGGTTTCGGGGACGCTGACAGGGCTCGGCGGCGACCTGATCTTGATTGATGATCCGCAAAAGCCGATTGATGCGCAATCGGAGTCGCGCAGAACCGGCATCAACCAATGGGTAACGAATACGCTGATGTCGCGTCTGGACAACAAGCAGACCAGCGCGGTGATCTTGGTGATGCAGCGCGTTCATCTGGACGATCTGTCCGGTTTTTTGACCAGTTCATCCGATGAGTGGGAGGTGCTCAGCCTGCCCGGGATCGCCGAGACCGACGCCGCGATCCCGATCGGCCCCAACCAATTCCATTTCAGGAAGTCGGGAGAGGCGTTGCACCCGGCCCATGAATCGATTGAGATGCTGCGCAAGCTGCAGCAGACGCTCGGGCCGGACGTGTTTGCGGCGCAGTACCAGCAGGCCCCGGTGCCGGTCGGCGGCGCCATGATCAAGCGCGATTGGCTGCGATATTACGACGAGGCGCCCTCAAGAGATGTGCTGGGCTGCCGCATCATCCAGAGTTGGGATACGGCCGCCAAAAATGGCGCGCAAAACGACTGGTCGGTGTGTACGACGTGGCTGGTCACGGACGGGACGTACTACCTGCTGGATCTGGTGCGGGGTCGGTTCGAATATCCCGCCCTCCGCGACACCGCGCTCGAGCTCGCCAAGCGCTTCAAGCCGCACGAGATCCTGGTTGAAGAGGCCTCGACCGGAATTGCGCTGGCGCAGGAGCTCCGCGACAAGCGCGACTGCTTCGTCAACCCGGTCAAGATCAATCATGATAAGGTTGGCCGGCTCTACGTCCAGCAGAGCAAATTTGCCGCCGGACGCGTGCTGTTTCCGAGAAACGCGCCGTTCCTGGCCGAGCTCGAAATGGAGCTATTGACCTTCCCGCAAGCCCGTCACGACGACCAGGTCGACAGCATCAGCCAGGCGCTGGCCTATGAGGACACCGGCTACGATTACACGCTGAGTTGGCTCTGATGGGTGCCGCTAGCCGAGTCTTTCCATCCCAATCGTGCAGAGCTCGCGGCCGGTCCAGACGTGAATATCAGCACGGTCGTCGGGGGCGCTCAGCGCCCCCTTCGGCGAATGGCGTCGACGTCGTGGAATTTGTCGCGGCCGCCCAGGCTGGGCGGTGATGCCATGAAGCTGGCGGGGATTATTGTGGGCACCAGCGCGTGGTTCGGCGCCCAAGCCCACGCGCTAAGCCCTGTCAGCCCGACGTGGACTCTTGAGGAGCTTGGCCGCAGCTATGGAGCGATGCGGCGAATTTCCAGAACGAAGCCAAGTGACCGCACCAAAGTCACTTGAGCCGGAGCGAGCGAAGCGTCCGCCTCTGTCGCGCCAAAGCGGCCCGCTCGTAGCGCTCGAGCCCTTTGAGGCGTTTTAGGCCTGCCGGAGTTGGGGCGGCCAAAAGCCCGGCCAACATCGCCTGGCGCAAACAGCGCAGCCGCAGCAGCGCAAGCTTGGACTGTGCCAGCGCCATTGCCGCGGCCGGTGTGACCTGATGCCCGAGTCCAGAAGCAAGTGCGACGGCAAAATCTGCGGCCTCGGCAGGATCGCCGATCGTGCCCCGCGCCAAGCCATGGCGCAGCGCATTTTGGCTGGACCTCGCCTTTCCACCCGCCGTTGTCGGACCGGTGCTGCATTTGGCGTTGGCGCGATTGGCTTCGATCTGGCGAATTGACGTCATGTTCGAGCTCCTCGACCGGGGCAGGTTTCGGCACCGGAAGCTCGCTCCAACGTCTTGATTGATCAAGGTTTTTCAGGTCAAAAGAACCGCGAAATTGCTGCAGAAAGGACTGGCATTCCCGCGCAAAAGGAGCGTTACTGATGGGACCGGGCGTTGACCGTGGCCCCGGTCTCTCTCCTCGCCGGTGCGGGGCTTTTGGTGGTGCGGCGGCAAGCCGCGTCAACCAAGGAGAGACCGGTGACCAGGATTGCAACCGACGGCGCCGCGGCGCCCCATTCCGTACTCACGTTCAACCCTCGCGACCGGCGCGCCTTCATCGGCGGCTCGGACGCGCGCATCATCATGGGCGATGATCAGAACGAGCTCATGCGCCTGTGGCAGGAAAAACGCGGAGAGATCGCGCCGCAAAATTTGTCGCACAACCTGATCGTTCAGCTTGGCATCGCCACCGAAGCGCTCAACCGCAGCTGGTACCAGAGCGCCACCGGGCACGCGATCACCGACATTCAGAAGCGGGTGCGGCACCCTGTCCATAGCTGGATGGCGGCCACGCTGGACGGCATCGTCGCGCCGACCGGCGCGGTGTTCGAGGCCAAGTTCATGCTGCCGTGGGCCTTTAGCGAAGAGGCGGCGGCCGAGAAACACATGGCGCAGCTGCAGCACAACATGTGGGTGGTCGCGGCGCGCGCGGCCGTGCTCTCGATCATCACCGGCGGCGGCAAATGGGTCGAGATCACCGTGCACGCCGATCCGCTCTATCAGCATCTGCTGCTGACCGCCGAGAAGAAGTTCTGGCGCTGCGTGCAGAGCGGCGAGCCGCCGCTGCTGTTCGGGATCGAGACCCCACGCCCGCGGCTCGCCGCCGTCAAGGTCGTCGACATGACCGCCTCCAATCTGTGGGCCGAATGCGCGGCGAGCTATTTGCGCACCCGCGCCGCCCATGGCGAGCACGAACTGGCCAAGACCGAGCTCAAGAAGCTGCTGCCTGAAGATGCCAAGGAAGCGTTCGGCCACGGCATTCGCGCCAAGCGCTCCAAGGCCGGCGCGATCAGCTTTGATCCGGTGGAGATGGAGGCCGTCCATGCACCAGGCCAGTGAGCATATCGGGGCGATCGCAGCGGCCTTGGCCCGCGCCCAAGCCGAACTGACCAACCCGGAAAAGACCCTGACTGGGATGATCCGCTCGCCGTTCCTGCGCGATGATGACCGCACCTTTCGCTACGCCTCGCTGGCGAGCGGCCTCGACATCGTGCGCAAGACACTCAGCCAGCAGGAGATCGCCACCATCCAGACCACCCGGGTCGAGGAATCGACCGGCCACGTGCATCTCACCACCCTGCTCGCCCATTCCTCCGGCGAGTGGATCTCCTCGGACTGGCCGGTTTGCGCCGCAAGGGACGTCGAGGCGCCACACCGGATGGGCGCGGCGCTGACCTACGCCCGACGCTACGCCCTGTTCGCGCTGGTGGGGATTGCCGGCGAGGATGATCTGGACGCCCCGGATGCGGTGTCCGACCCGCCGGGGCCCCAAGTAGCCTCTGGCGCGACGCCCAAGCCGGCCAAGGGCAGTCTCAACCGCGCGCCGGTGCTGGGGCTGCCGCAATCCGCCGAGCTCCGCGACCAGCTCCTGCGCCAGCTCGCATCCCCGTCCGCCATCGCGGACCTGCTCGCCTGGGCCAAAGCCAGCCTGCCGCTGAAAAACACTCTGCTGGAAGCCGACGCCCGTGTCGTCGAGGCCGCCTATCAGGCCAAGCTAGAGGACGCCGCGCATCCCGCGGCCCCCGACCAATCGACCGTCCCCGATGGCGAGCCAAGACTGCCAGCGGCGCAGCACTCCTTCGTCGACACCGAAGCCGCGCTGCAGCCATCGCTGCCTGCCGCCGAAGCTGGGCTCGCCCATCCCAAGGAGCCGACCCGAAAGCGCAGCAAGGCGCACCTGTTATTTGTCCGGGAACAGCCCTGCCTGGTGTGCCAGCAAACCCCATGCGATGCCCATCATCTCAAATTCGCTCAATCCCGAGCGCTCGGCCGCAAGGTCAGCGACGAGTTCACCGTCCCCCTGTGCCGCGCCCATCACCAAGAACTGCATCGGCATGGCAACGAGCGGGCGTGGTGGGCCAACCTGCGGATCGCGCCATTGCCGGTGGCGCAGGACCTGTGGGCGACGAGCCCGGTCCATGCTGCGGCCGCCGTCAAGACCGCGCCGCTTGCCGCCAACCTGCGTTCGGAGGCCGCCCGATGAACGGCCTGTTCCAAACCACGCGCGAAGTGACCGTCACGACGCTACCGGTCGAGTTTGAGGCCTTGGCCCCGCCCCTGCTGCTT